TCACTACCACGCTTCAAATTATTAATAACTATTTTAGTTACTATGTTATTCATATTTTTTATTACATCGTTATCTTCAGATAATACAGTTACCGCAATCTCATCAAACGCCTCTGCCTTTCTTTTCACTTCTGCCATATCATTGATGAGTTCATCACGTTGTTTCTTATAAGCGTCCCGTTCTGAAATATGTTTCGAATTTTCTTTAAACCAAAACTCTGATTGTTTTTCAAAATACTCTTTTGAGCCAAAATGTAATTTTGCCATTTACTCGCCCTCCAATAACTCTGGGTTTTCGTAGATGTTGCCGATAACTTTTTTATTATCTCCCGAATATAATTCAAAATAATCAAAACCACCATTGTATTTTTCTTCTAAATGAAAATCTGCATCAAACCACTTAACTACATAAATCTCATCATAAATATTCTTAACAATATCCCCCTCGTAAATCTCAGTACCATTCTTATCTTTCAAACCCGTTGACATCATGACAACTCTATCAATAGATCCATCTTTATTGATAGCATCTAAATCTTCCATATGTTCAAATTCAATCACAAATGAATTATCGAAATCTTTTCTAACTCCATATGACATACCTTTGCCTTTGAATAACTTTTCTCTTTCTGCATCCCATTCTCTAAATCTAGGTATCATCTCAAACACTCCCTGTTCCTTTTAATATCGTTCTCACTTACCAACATCGTCACTCTACTTCCTGCTACCTTTACCACAAAGCCGTTGACACCTAATTCACGTAACTCATGTTGTATTTGTGTAGGTGTTTTGGCATTAGTTTTATATTTGTACCGTTGATGTACTGTGTTATCGAGTTGCATTGTTCAGTACTTCCATAAATCTGTCTGCGTACTCTTTCAACTTGCTTTGGTCTTGAACATCATTTTCTTTACGACCTGTTCTAAGTGCATATCTCATTTGAGTAAACTTCATAGCACCTCTAAATTCTTCGTCAGTGAATTGTTGACGACAAAACTCTATTAAGTCGATACCGTCTTTACTGTGGTAATGTTCTGGCTTGTGTACCATATCCACCTTACGTGTAAACGGCTCATTCACTCTCACAAAATCATCGTTATCTGTAAGTGTAAATTGATAACCACCTGCATTCTCTACATCTGCGTACCAAACCGGTTTCAAACCTTTTTCGTTTGCATAAACACGATTTACTATGGCTGTTTGCATGGCCGTAACACCTTTTAATGATTCTTGGAACTGAACAATATTATCTACTTTCAAATCAATTATCCTTACGTTTTCCATTCCGCTACCCCCTCTGCACATTGCCGTATTGATCTGTTTTGACTTTAACCATAAGATTGTTTTGCACTAGATTTTTAAAGTACCTAGTGTTCACTCTGTGCTTAGCCACTTCACGCTCCGCACGTTTAGCCCTAGCAATACGCTCTTCTCTGCGTTTACGTTTTAACGCTCTTTCGTGTCTAAGTTCAGCTTGCTGTATTAAATATAGTTGTTTAGATGTTAATGTCTTCTCATTTCTTTCATACACTTGGACCATAGCTGTACACTCCTTTTCCATATAATAATTCTGGACCTCTTAATCCTCTGTTATATCGACCACGCAAAGTAGTATGTGGTACGTTATATTTCTTTGCTGCATTTCTAAGTGAGATACGCTCTCCATTTAAATAAACATATGTTGCTCTAGGATTTTTACGCATAATTACCAACTCCAATGTGCTTCTTCTATCCAAAGTTTTTCGTTATCGAAATCAGCTTCGTTCAGAATGTCTCTATCTACATTTTTATAAGCTACATCTATCAAGCGTTGCATCTCTTCGTCAGTTGGATTATTGTCTGTTGATATAATAGCTTGCCCTTTAATTTCAAAATCAACGATTAATTTAGCCATTATTTAGCCTCCCTTTTACGCTTACGTCTGACTGCTTTTAAATCTTCATAAGTTATCCACTCTAAACCTGTATATTTAGGCGCTTTGCATATCCACGTTAATTTGGTATCAGGATATTTGTATCTAAATAACTTTGCTTTCAACTTAGCAGTATCGGTAGCCATACCTTTAACATCTATAACTTCAATTAATTTGTTATCTAAATAAAGGGCGAAGTCTGCGATATATTCAGTCTTACGTTGTTTACCAAATTTAGGTATCAACTCATATCTTGGTTGTAACTCTATATAGTCATAGTTGACGCCGTTCATATTGCTTTCTAAATATTGGTAGTAATCGCATTCGACTTTGCTATCGAATGTGATACCTTTGTATTCAACTTTCTTCGCATTGTATTTACTCATATGCCACCTCTATAAATATTCGAATAGTGACGTTTGATATCCTCTATTCAAATTTTCATTTTTGATAAATATTTCTAGTTCATCTTTATTTAGAAACCAACGTTTACCCTCATAGTAAGTGCGTATAATACCACTCACTCGATATAATCCGTCGTGATTTCTAGGAATAACGCTAAGCATTTTGTTACCTTTGTTATCGAACAGATAAAACTTATCTCTTAACCCCATGTTTTATGCCACTCCACTTCGTTATAAATTTGCGGTCGAACTTTTTCGTAATCATCAAACGGCGATATCTTGCGCTGCTCTAACAAGCGTTTAGTTGCCCAACCTAGCTCAATAATGTTTTTAGCAATGATTGGATCATCTCGGTAATCTTCTCTATATAACTTCCCTATCAACTTCTGAAAGTCTATTACTGTCATGTGGTAAACCTTTGTGTACGCTTGTAGTATTCAAATTCGATAACACCTGTTTCACCGTCTTTATTTTTAGCTATGTTACATTCAACAGTTGATTTACCGAAATCGTCTTGTGCGTCTTGGTTGTAGTAATCTTCTCGGTATAAAAGCATGGCTAAACTTGCATCTGCCTCTATACCTCCTGCCTCTTTCATGTCAGACAACATAGGACGTTTATCATTACGTGTCTCTACACCTCTACTCAATTGAGATAATAAGACGATAATTGCACCTGTTTCATTAGCAATTACTTTCAAATCGCGGGAAATTTTTTCGATGCCATTTCTACGGTCTAATTTGGCGTCTGTTTGCATTAATTGAAGGTAGTCGATGAATATTACCTGTTGCTCATCTTTGCTCTTTAATGCCTGTTTACGCACTTCCTGCGTAGTCACATTACTTTGAGTGTTAATATCAACATTCAACTTCAAAATTTGGCTCGCAACGCTGGTTAATTTTGTGATTTCATCGGGTGTTAAATCTTTCATTTCTTTAATTCTAGTTAGCTCAATTCCAGTTTTAGTAGCTAACATTCGTTTTAAAATTGATACGCCTGTTGTCTCTAAACTAAAGAAAGATGTTTTATAGCCTTGATTTGCGATATTAAGCATCATATTAAGCGCAAATGCTGTTTTACCTACTGACGGTCTAGCAGCGATTACAACTAACTGTGTAGGCTCTAAACCGCCAATTTTGTAGTCCATTAACGGAAAGCCTGTTTTGATTTGTGCTTTAGGTTCATCGCTATACAATTCTTCAACAAAATCATCAATAATCGCTTTAGTATTACTTTCGTCATTAGCGCTAATCATCGACACATCATTTAGTCCGTTTAACATACTTTCAAAATTTTGAATGGTAGGTTGTTGGTTGAAGTCATTAATCACTTCATAGGCTTGTGATATCTGATACAGTTCCAGCAACCTTTGTTGGTATCGCTCAAAAATCCCATAGCCAATAAATTCAGAATTATAAAGTCGCTCTATTGTTTCAAAGTTCAAAAATCCTTTATCTTCGGTCGTTTTTAAGTAAATATCTTGGTGGTCTACTTTACCTACTTCGAAAACATAATCTATAAATGTTTTTAAATCTTCGTTATAAAACATCTCCGGTTTAATACGTAATTTTTCAACTAGATTTGGTTTTTTAAGTAGGCTAGCGATAATCGTTTGTTCAATTTCTCGACGTTCATTCATCGCTGTTCACTCCAAACTTACTTATCGTTCGCTTGAATTCATCTATTGCGCGTTGACGCTTTGCTCTATATTCAGGATCGTTAGCCATTTTATATCGATGTTCTTTGATATCGTCAGGCACTTCTTCGTATTCCATCTTTTTTGGTGCTTTTCTCATAACGCTAGGAAGATTAGGAGGATAAGGATTGCCACTGTTGATATATTCTTTAACCGCTTTTTGAGTTAGTTCAAAATCTCCGTTTTCACTTAACACTTGAACCCATGTTTCTAATTTTGGTTTATCAAAATCTAGGTTATATAAGTGCCTAATGCTTTTTATAATTTCTAATGCTTGTTGTTTAGTCATACTCATTAGTTATCATTCAGCTCCCTCTCCATTGCTGCGATAACATCATCAGTTTCACTTTTCTTTTTAGGTTTGATTTTGTTTTCTGCGTCAGCTTTAGTTTTTACGCTTTCTTTTGCCCAATTATTTAACACTTTGATTAGATAACCTACATGACAACCTTTTTCTTTTGTATAATCAGTAGCTACCTCAACAACTTCATCTGCATGTTCACCTATATCATCAACTGCATATCCTATCTGTTCCATTTGGTAAGGAGTTAGGTTGTTATCAAGGTTATTCATGATGTAATTAATTGAATTTTTAAAGACGTCTTCTTTATCTCTTTCTTTTTCTTTATCTTCTTCTAATTCTTCTTCTAATTCTTCTTCTGTTGCGTGACTGTCACGTGACTTCACGTGACTATCTAATAATTTTTGTTTCTTTCTTTGTTTTTGCTTGCGTAAACGGTTTTGTTCTCTTATTTTTTCTAAACCTTCAATGTTTTGATGTTTCTCCCAATTAGTTACTTTAAAGGCACCATTCACTTCTTTTATCATTCCAAGTTTTTCAAATGTCTGTAATGCTAATCTGATAGAATTAATAGGTCTGTTAAACTCATTTGCTAACATTTCATCGTTGTACGGTAAATTTTCAGATAGCATAATGTAACCATGCTCGTTATATTTACCAGCAAGCGTCAACAACTTGACCCACACTGTAATGATTGTGTCGCGTTCAGGTAACGCCTCAATATACTTAATCTTGCTATCGTCGAACATACCAACTTTAAGTTTTATCCATGATACTTCAGCCATTTTTTACACCTCTCTTAAAATCAGAACGGAAGATCCTCATCGCTAATATCAATTGGCCCATTGGCGTTTTGCATACCATTATTAAATGGATTGTTACCTGATTGTGTTTGTCCTTGTTGTTGAGGTTGGTTGTTTTGTTGATTGTTGTTCTTCGGTTCTAAGAATTGAACGCTATCAGCCACAACTTCTGTTACATATACACGTTGGCCGTCTTTTTCATAGCTACGTGTTTGAATACGACCGTCCACTCCAGCAAGTTGTCCTTTTGATAGATAATTATTTACGTTTTCTGCTTGTCGTCTGAAAGCTACTACGTTTATAAAATCAGCCTCTTGTTCGCCATTTTTATTTTTAAACGGTTTATTTACTGCTAATGTAAACCTTGCGTTAGCCACATTACCTTCATTAAAATTTGGATCTTTAGTTAATCTACCTACTAAAACTACTCTGTTTAACATTATTCATTACCTCCGTTATATTTTTTCACTGTTGCTAATATCGTTCTGATTATTTGTGTTGCCGCATCTTCTGTTAAGTTGTAGCCGTTGACTCCAAATTTTTCTTCTACTTCTTGTTGAGAGTTAACTTTACCTTTCTCTTTCATCAAATCAGTAATACTTATTATCTGTTGTTTTAATGTTCCAATTGTTTGGTTGCTAGCCATCTTTGGTGCATTATTTTGCTTATAATTTTGACGCTGGTTATTTTGATTGTTACGTTTACCACTTGCTTCGTTACCGTCATCATCTTGATCACTTGTGATACCAAACACTGCGCTTAACGAATATCTGCGCATATAAGTTAGAGCTGAACCTACGCCCTGTGGCGTGTTTTTATCCGGTTTAGTAGTTGCTGGTGGATATTCGATAAACTCTCCACTTTCATGCAATAGAACCGTAGATATACCAACTTTACCGTCGTCAGTTGTTACTGGATATTGTGAGTAAGTTAAGCCAAATTTAGGTGCCACATCATCTATCGCCTCAACCACATTCTCGAGTGGTACATATTTACTTTTGAAAAATGGGTTATTAGCGTCTTTCATAGGTTGCTTAACTTCTTTATGGAAACTAGCTAACGCTTTGTTTAGCTCTGTAATACTTTCCGACTTATTCATCTTAATCGCCTACCTTTACTGAATAAGACGTTGGCTTTTCAATGAGGCTTGCTCCCTCTAACACTTCGCCATTTGCGTCAATTAGAGCGCCATTATCTGCAATGTTAAAGTCCTTTTTGATATCTGATTGATTAAGTTTTTTTGTAACTTTAATGTAATCATTAAAGCCTCTTTGCTCTAATTGATTGATAACTTCCTGTTCGTTACTAACTTGGATAACTTTAGAACCTTTACGCGATGAAACTCTGCCGTATGGTGTATTTAATTTAAATTTAGCGTCTTTTTCTTTTTCAGATCTGTAATATTCAATTACTAAACTTTGTAAATATTCTTTGCTACCTTGTAACTTTTCAACTTCTTTCTCGCGCCATTGATTAATACGCTCAACTTCTTTATCTGCTAAATTATTAATTTCAGTTTCTTTCGAATTGATAGCGTCTAATTTTTTAAACACCCAATTAGCACTGTCTAGGTCTGATACTGTAAATCTTTCATCTTGCTCAATGTTTTCTAATTCTTGAGATTGTAATTCATTCATTTGGCGTTCCTCCTACCGTTTTAATTATTCTGTGCAATTGATTTTCTAATTGATTGTATTTAGCTTTCTCATGCGCTATCCTTTCACTTTTTCTAGTGTTTAACTCATTTAAAACGGCTATATGGTCATACGCCGTTTCTAATTGATTAGCGGCATGTTCAAGTTTCATTTCTAATGTGTCAGCTTTTGCACGATAAGATAGAAGCTCTATATATTCATCTTTTGTTACTGTGAACTCTTGCATAATTACACTCCTTGTAATACGATTAGGTCAGTTATTTATTTTAGTGTTCGACTGTTACTCATGCCCGTGAGTTTCAGTCTTTTTTGCGTAGTACACATATTCGAAGAACACATACGTTGCTATCGCGCTGAGCAACGCATATCCTGCTGCTTTAGTTATTACTAGTTCAGCTAGCATGAGTAGGAAAAATACTACGTTGAACATCATGCCACTGAGTAAGATTGTTTTATCTGTGTTCGTCATAAGAAACCTCCTCTAACGCTTTAATTCTTTCGTCTGATAAATCTTCATAAGGCATACGCTCTCTTAATAAAGGTAGTGGCACTCTACCGGCTACGGTAATGTAACCTGCACGTTCCATTTCTTTGTTTAATGATCTAATAATTTTTTGTGCTTTCGATTTTGAAATTCCTAACAACAACGCTAGTTCATTAATGCGTAAATGATTTTTCTTCATTTTGTTTTCTTCCTTTCGTGTATAATTTAGTTATCCCTTTATAAAGGGAGGTGCGTATTATGAATAGAATTTTGATTACTAGTTATTTAGATATTGAAAACATTGATTCTCTAACTCTAAAATTAGTAAATAACGAAAAAATATTAATCAGAAAATTGGCTACCGACCATACTGGAAATGATTATATTCACGTTTTAGAACCTAAGAACAGAGTTATTGATTTAAATAAAGTCATTTATTTCAATATCAATACAACTAATAACGTTGGAACTGATTTCTTTCCGAATTAATTAGTGACGTTTTTATACGAATTCACCAGATTCGCTGTTGCCTCAAT